AGAGTATTGTGCAAGAATGGGTATTTACTTAGAAGGACATCAGACACAAAAAAACAAATTTGATCCTATCTTTGGTGTAGGAAGTATGAGAGAATTGTTTAAAGAACAATTAATTTCTTTGCCTTATGGTAGTGCAGAAAGCGAAACTAAGAGTAATATATATCGTAGGCAACTAATTTATTTTTCTACAGGTGCTAGTAAGCAATCTGGCAGAAACAACAAGAGTGATGTTGTTATGGCAAGTTGGTTTCCTATGCGTGTAATCAGAAGATTACAGAAGGAAAGACTAGCTGAAGTAGGATTAGATTATAAACCTAGTTTTGGAGAATGGAATTTAACTGATATGAACGAAAGCCCTTGGGGATAATGACACCAGAAGAAATACAATATCAAATTACGCAGTTACACTTTGACAATCAAAGTGCATATTCTACTAGAGGTCGTATTCGTGCAATTATGAATGGTGGTCCTGATGGTTTACTTGCATTACTAGGCGATCAAATAAAAGGTTTTCAAGATTTCCAAATACCTGTACCTAACTTGATGATGTCAGGATTAGAGCATTTATCACAAAAGATAGGTCGTATTCCAAATCTAAAAGTAGATGTACCTAATAATAAAGATTCTGACAGAGCTAGAGCTAAAGCAGATAAGATAGCTCGTATCGTAACTTCATATGATGACACACAGAAACTAGATTTACAAATGCCACAAGTAGGTAGATGGCTACCTGGTTATGGTTTTGCAGTATGGGTAATTAGAGAAAAGAAAGGACCTGATGGCACACCATATCCTTGTGCTGAACTTCGTGATCCTTACAACTGTTTTCCTGGTTACTTTGGTGCAGACCAGCAACCAAAAGAAATGGCGATTATTCGTAGAGTTCCAAAAGAAGCATTAACTAAAACATATCCACAAGCTGCTGACAAGATAAACAGCAAAGACTTTTATCAAGTCAATACACTAGGTGTAGGTAATGTTTATGGTTCTGCTTACACAGATTCATACAATGGTTCTTGGGCAAACTCAAATGGCGAAGGAGATTTAGTAGCAGAGTATTACAACGAAGAAGGTACATACATATTCCATATGACTTCTGCAACTATTCTTGACTTCATACCTAATCCACTTGATAGTGGACCTGCTTTTGTTATTGCAAAGAAATTTGCTTTTGACAGATTGCAAGGACAGTATGACCAAATCATAGGACTTATGGCTTCTATGGCGAAGATTAATGTGATGTCAATAATAGCTATGGAAGATGCAGTATTTACAGAAACAAACATATCTGGTGAGATAGAATCAGGACAGTATCGTAAAGGTAGGTTCGCTGTAAACTATTTAGCTCCAGGTACACAAGTAAGTAAACCTGCATCTAATGTTCCTTATCAAATATTTCAACAAATAGACAGAATAGAAAGACAACTTCGTGTAGGTGGTTCTTATCCTGTATCTGATGATTCACAATCTCCACTTAGCTTTGCAACAGGTAGAGGATTAGAAGAACTAGGTGCAAGTATGTCGCTTATGATTAGAGAATATCATACAGTTATGGCTGATGCTATAGAGATGATTGACAGCAAGAGATTAGAGTGGGATCAGAAAATGTATGGTGGTAAGTCAAAAGATTTATCAGGTTATTACAACAATCAATTTTTTAGTGAAAAGTATGACCCAAGTACAGATATTAATGGTGCATACAAGACACGCAGAGTTTATGGTGCTATGGCTGGATATGATGAGCCACAAAAGATAGTAACAGGGCTGCAACTACTTCAAGCAGGTATCATAGACACACAGACACTACAGGAAAACTTAGATGGGTTAGATAACCTTACAACTGTAAACAGCAGAATAACAAAAGAAAAAGCAGAAAAAGTATTGTTTGATTCTTTGTTAGCACAGGCACAACAGGGTGATCCTAAAGCTACTATGGCTGTTATACAGATAAGAAAAAAACCTGATGATATGCAAAGTATTTTAGATAAATTTTACACAGCAGAACAACCTGAAATACCACAAGCAGAACAAGATTTGCTTGGGGGTGCGACCTTACCACCACAAGGTCCACCACCAGGCATAGCACAGTTATTACAGGGTATGGGTGGATAATGTCAGTTAATAGAGATTTTGCAGATATAGTACACAACTCACTAGGTGATGTTGATGAAATGGGAGATGATATATTAATGGAAGAACAAACATTTTCTCCAAGAATGTACAGAGATGATATGCCACCATTAGTATTTCCATTTGGCTATATGATTATAAGTTCTACATTTATGTTTTATGATGATGAGGAGCAAGATGGCAACGAGGAGTTCTAGTAACAAAGGTACTGACAGGAGAGCATTGAATGTTCCACCACCAGCAAGAAATACACAAGATAATACACAAGCTGTGCGTAGAATACCTGGTATGCCTTATGGTGAACAACAAGAATTAACACAACAGCAACAAGCTGCACCATTACCAAAAGCAACTACTCCACAAGCACAACCTGTAAGACCTAGGCGACCAATGCCACAAATGGATATATTTGCAGAAACACAAAGACCATCAGAACCTGTTACAGCAGGATTGCCTTTTGGTCCAGGAGTAACACCACAACCTGAAGAACAGATTTATCAAGCAGAAAATATACGAGATTTTATATATCAAACTTGGGTGCAAACTGGGGATGATAGTTTACTAGAGTATTTGTAATGTCATCATTTTCAGATAATGTAAATGTAGATTACCTGCTTGAAAAAAGAGAACGCACAGGTAGAGTACAAGTAACACAAGACCAAGCAGATAGATTAAGTGCTGTACAACAAGGAACAACTAATGTACCTGCAAGTGTTATGGTACAAGGTGTCAAAGATAATGCAGATAATGGTTTTTTTGATTCTCTTACAGAGTTTTTTTCTAAAGCAACAGCAGCTACATATGGTCGTGTAAAAAATGCAGTATTTAATCAACTAAATGTAAATCCAGAAACAGGTGGTTTTGGTGAATTAGCACTTAAAGGTGGAATGTTAGGTGTTAGGGCTGTTTATGAAGATGTTATTGCTAGACCTATTAGAACAATAGAAAATGTACAACAAGGTGCATCTTTATCCGAAGCGTGGAAAAAATCTGCAATAGACCCTTTTAGATACTGGAAAGAAGCAGTAGAAAGAGGAGAAAAAATAGATTTAGGTAATGCGTTGTTTCAAGCAACTGATCCTGAAAAAACAAAAACATATCAAGAATTAATAGACAAAGGTGCTGACCCAATAAGAGCTAGAAAAGCAGCAGCAGCACAGTTAGGATATAATGTCTTTGATAAAATATTTGAAGAAGAACAAAAAACAGTATTTCAAGGCGATAGAGCAGCAGCACTAATTGCTAGAGGTAAAAGTCCTCACGCAACACCAGGTCGTGTATTATTTAAACCATTTGAATTTATTATTGGTCCAGAAGATAGAGCTTATGATTTTTTCACAGGACTAGTAGATTTTGGATTACAGTTACTAGACCCTACATTTATTGCTGGTAAAGCAGCTAAAGGAATAAAAGCAGGTTCTAAATTATTAGCATTATCAGATGAAGCAGCAGATGGATTAGGTTTGCTTAATGGATTTGTAAGAAAGTCATTTAGTAGAACTACAGCAGAAGAAGTAATTAATGGAGAGCTAGGAAATAAATTGTTTTTAGAGTTATATAAACTAAAAGATAAACCAGCAGATTTAATGGAAAAAACTAATTTTAGTTTAGTAAATAAATATGTTGTTGAAAACAAAGCAATAAGTGATGAGTTCAATAATTTTACAAAAGGTTTATTTGCTTTAGAAGATGGTCTTGATGATGTATCTGCAATACAAGCTGTCAAAGAATTAATTACTCCTAAAGTTTTAGCAGTTGGAACAGCAGGTGAAGTACCACAAATACAAAAGTTAAGTAGATTTAGACAAAGTGTAGGAGATTACTTTGGACCATTATATAAAACAAGATTAAGTGGAAACAATCCAGATAATTTAATTG